CTTTTTTTTGTTTTAAAAAAGCCCACAACTACTCGACCATATTGTGACTCTTGGGTCTTTCGTTGCAGGCTTTTGCCCCACTACTATTAAGTTGTTCCTACGTGGATAAGAGCCACCTAATCGCAGTAGGGCTTTCAAAACACTTTCAGTTTAACAGATTAAACAAATCTTGTCAAGCGATTGTGTCGAATTTTTTCACTTGGCAACTACTCAGAGGGAGTAAAGCATTGCCAAGCACAACAACATCATGCGCCAATGTTTGTTGGTCGATTACTTCGACATTCATATTATATGCCTTTTTTAAAAAAAATACAACCAAATTAAACAAATTTTCAAATAAAAAAACACCACACATTATTTTTAGTGCAGTGTTTTGATTTTCATATGTTAAAAATATTTGATAGAACGGGTCAAATTTAAACATTTTCGTTCGTGTCGATAATTTCCTTTACTTCGACTGTTTCATTCGAATTTGGTGCTAAATTTTCAATATTTTCTAATACTTGCTTTGGAGCATCCCATTCGTTAAATTCATCGATAAAGTTGCAAAGCCTTAAATAGAAGCGATTTTTATACAATTTTGATGATTTTTCGCCAGCGCTAAAACCTGTTACTGCCGTTGCGATAAGCGTTGTAAGCGCCATTATCATTGAACAGATTTCTGCAAGACCTATGCCATCTCTTACTGTATAACCGATGTAGGAGAAGAATCCACCAACAACAACCGCCATGAGAACTTTTTTAGTATACGACCTAATTTTATATGCCAACGATTCATCTCGAATGGCGTGGTTGCCGTTATTTTCGACCGCCGACATGATTGTTTCGGCTGTGTTTTCTTCAACTGGAATTTTCCCAAAAATCAGTCGATGCAATTTTTTGCGTTTATGTCGCGAAAAGAAAACAAGTTTTGATTTTTTTTGCCCGTTTTCGTCATAAACAAACTCGAATGATTTTAATTTTTTAATAAACTTTTCGTCTTTTTGTTTCAAAATTTCAAGTTCTGCCAATTCAATTCCGATTGCGCCGCACTCATTTAAGATGTAGTGTTCTTTGCGTTTTTCAAAGTCTATGCGGCAGTATTCACGCAATTCATTTATGCGCTTGTTTTTATTGATTTCTTCCGCCTTTTCGTTGTAAGAATCGCGATTTGCAATGAATGTTTTATCTTGCTGTCCATAGATGTCGCCGTCAGGAAAGTAAATGACATAAACTAAAATTTGTAAAGTTGCCAATAGAATGAAGTCAACGACGTTCATCGTGTTTTGGAACGCAAGCATTACCAAATAATAGAATATTAACGCGATAACGACGACAATCGTTAAACTCCACGTTCTTATTCGAATCATTGAGACGCGTTCTTTCGTCTCATTTGCATAATTTTTCACAATCTCCCCCTATTATTTTTGCGAATTTTTTAAAACGGTTAAGTTTACCATGTCTTGATTGTTCTCAACCAATGACTTTGATAGTTTAGGCAAGAACCATTTGCCGATAACAAACGCCGCCACAATAAACATTACGAACATGATTGCATTCACAACAACCGTAACATTAAACATTGCATTGCCAATATTAACAAAGGTCATTGTCCAACCTGAACCGCCTGTGCCGATTACCCATTCCCCGTATTTGTCAAGCAAGTATGCATAATTTTGCGAAAGTTGTTCGCCTGTGTATTTCTTGCTGTCTAATAAGTCAGTAATTTCTGCAATATTCCCAAACGAACATTTAATTGCTAAAATCAAACATACCAAAGCAAGCGCCAAGAATAACCAAAAGGCAACTGGCGCTAAGATTTTAAAAACTTTGGCTTTCTTTTGATTTCTTTTATAAATTTCTTCCGCCGTAAGTTCCTGTTTTTTCATAGGCAACTCCTAGCGCTGATTTTTGTGCTTTTCTGGCGCTGTTTTATCTGTCTTAGTGGTTTCTTCAACAACGACAACACTTTCAACGGGTGCTGGCTCTACTGGCGCGTTTTCGGCGATTTCAAGCGCTTCCTTTAATGCTTCTTTGGCACTGTCAGGCACGCCGATAGAATTATCGAAATAAGCGGCAAGTTTTGCCACGCAATCGACTAAAAGCAAATAACGGCGTTGCGTTTCTTCGAGTTCGCGTTTAATATAAGCATTGGCTTCTTCCGTTATTTTTTTCAACTCGCTCTCAACCAGTGGTTGAATTGAATGCGTGAATGTTACGTTTTGAATTTTCTCAATGCCTTTATCAACAGCAGCCTTTTCTGCTTTATCAACGTCAATTTTTGCGATTGTTCTTGAAAACGCGCCTTTTAAGCAGCCATAAATTATCGCTGAAATCAATCCACCAACGGAAATGCCACTGAAGATTGAAACAACATAAGTTAAGATTGTATTTACGTCCATTTTTTATTATTCCTCCTTTTTAATCGGCAGTCTTGTTATTGGGTCAAGTGCCGTGTTTGTTATCGGGTCGTATTCGAAGCATATTTTGCCAAAACCTTTACACGTTTTTGTTTCTTTGTCGAAACTTGGACATTCTTGGCAATCGACTTTTGAACATACTTTGTTTTTTTCTAAATTATAAAGCATAAACCCTCCTAGTCTTTGTTAGGCACAATGCCCGTTAAAGACGTAAATATTTCTTTTAGTTTTTGCTGATGATTTAATTCGTCAGAAATAATTTCTTCGATTTCAGCACGGATTTCAGCCTTGCGTTCAGGCAACAAATCGCTTTCGTTTAAGATTTGCAAAAAATCAACGTAATCCATTATTGCTTGCGCTTCTGATTTTTCATTAAATTCTGCACTTTTGGCTAGTTCTAAAATCATAATCTCTCCTTACTTTTCTTTTATGCAGTGCGATGCCAAACATAAACACCAATGTATCCTGGATAATATGCTTGCCCTCCTCCGGTTGCATTTATTGTATGAGTATGCGCCAAGTTCAGACCAAAAACGTCTGCTGCGTTAGATGAACTTCTATTAGCACTATCGCCATGAGTTCTATTATTACTTTCCGTAAAGGCTTGAGCTCCTTCTGCTTGTCTTACAACACAAGTTGCATTTCCCGAATTTAAGTTCGCATCAAGTCTAAACTTGTTAGTTCCACCCCAAGAACTTTCGGTGTGTGTATGTGATGGCATTGAACTTAATGGTATCTTATGGTCTGTTTGTCCTTGTGCTGTTTCACTTGCTCCAGTTGTCACAATCTTTAAGTAGGCATCGGCTGTTAGTTGCTTCCAAGTTCCACCAAATAATGTCGCAGGGCTAGTTGCATTCATTGATAGATATAATGCACCAACAGGATAGATAGCATTTAATAAAGCAGACGATAGTTTATGTGTGTCGGCATTGTAAAGATTGTCGTCATAAACTTGCAATGTTTTTGGCGTAGAGTTTTTTCCAGTTCCTAATTGAATTGTATCAATATAGTTTCCAGAACCATCACTCCCTGCTTTTGCATTTTGCCCACCAGAAAAACCATTGCTAGCCTTTGCTCCCTGTCCAACAGCACCACCCTGTTCTGATGTTGCTGTTCCACCAACAGCAGCACCAGAACTAGTAGATGCTCCACTCCCAATAGCACCACCAGTATATGCATACGCGTCACCACCTGCAAAACCACCGCCATCATTAATAATCTTGGTTGTGTTGTTTGCAAGCCGTTTACCTTGATATGCGCTCAATGGTTTGTCGATATTGTCACTCGTAAGATTGTTTATAACATCGCTAAATTGCATATAAGTGCTTAAATCAATAGGCACACCGAGTTGTTCCCATCTGTCCGTTGCTCCGTCATTAAGCCAAATATAACCAACGCTTTCATCAACAACATACCAAACGTCACCGATATTATTTCCTGTTGTTGGCAGGTCTGCTACTGTTGGTTTTGAGCCTTTAAGCGTAAATACCGAGCCAAGTCCTTGAATTGCTGTTAAGAGTTGCTTAGGGTTAATTGCTTTTGTTTCATTTGTGCCGTTTTCCGCCTCAGTGTCAGTTGCAATTTGGATAACACCAGCAACCCCAGTGCTTGCATTTGGAACATTTTGAATACTTGAATATTCAGGGTTATTCCAATTCGCTTTTTCGAGGTCAGTGACCGTTCTATGCGTGCTGTCTTGAATACTGTCCGCCAAAGCACCTGTTTTTGAAATCTTGTGGAGATTGATTGTGTTCTCGATTGTTTCACTTGCATTTGCGGTTTGTGAAGTTGTGTTGTCAGTGTTTAGAACTGGCTTGTTTAATAACGAGTTATAATCTCCGTCAAAGGTAGAACTTCCAGCATCGATATTTTGTCGGGCTTGTAATTTCTCAGCGTCTGTAAGCGTTTGTGGTGTTGTTAATACCGATTTGTTTGCGATATTCGACACTGAATTGATTTGGCTTTGTAAATCAGCATCTGCACTTTCACGATTTGTCGTTTCTGCGGTTAAATCGGCTCTCAGTGTTGATATGTCCGTATCATTGTTTGTGATTTGCTCTTGTAAATCAGCATCTGCATTTGTTCTATTAGTCGTTTCGGTAGCAATAGCAGAGGCGTTTGAATTCCCCTGTGCCGTATTAACTTCGACAAAAGTGCTACCGCCGTCAGTTGACTGCTTTAACACGCCGTTATCGTCAATCAAGTTTGTAATTTGAGTTTGTGTGCCACTAGTGGCAGGGGAAGAAATATTTTTGTAAATCTTCCCATCTTTTTTAATTTCGGTTTGAGTTGATTGTCTCATATTTCTTCTCCTTTATTCAAAATATTCTACAACAAGTTGAAGTTGCTCTGCTATTGTAGTTGCATCATCAACAACTCCCTGAGTTTGTGTAAACGAGCCGTTTTCGCCTTGTCCAAATTCACTATATTCCAAGCCATATGATTGTGTAGTTCCTTCATCCATAAAGGACATATACCACATACCACTATCATAAGACGCTACGTTTCCTAAATAAACAACATCTATCTCATCACTAAAATAAGGTGCGGGTTGTAATTGAACTGCAATTTTTGAATTTGCTACAAATGGGTTGCTAGTCTGCGTTGTAGTTGTCATAGTTAATATACCCTCAGCGTTTGGGGTATATGTGTATTTTGTTAAGTTGGTTGTTGGTATATTGCCCGTTAATAGGGTCAGTGATAAAGGCTTAATATTTTGATGTTGTTTAAACCAACTTGTTATTTGATTATAATTTAACGTTACACTTTGTAGAGTTGAGCCACCACCATCGCCTCCGCTTATTGTAATGTCCGTCCAACCCAAGATAAGTTCGCCGCTTGTAAAGTCGCCAGTAATTAAATAAGTGTGTCCTTTCTCAAACTTTGTGCCATTGCTTGTGTAGTCTTTTGAACACATCACGGTTGTGTTTGGAGCAAGCATTGTGTTGTTTATTGCTTTGTAAAGCGATTCTCCTGTCATGCTTGGATTGCTTTCACGTGTGATTGTGTCAGTTTGCAATATCAAATAAGCCGTGCCGTCTTCGGTAATTTCTTTGTAATAAGCATCAAATAGCCATGAATAACCAATACCGACGTCATATTCTTGAATTGCGCACATATCGCCGACCGTCGCCGAATTTTTAAAATCCCGTTGAAAAACAGTGTTAATTTTAATTGGATTGCCGTTTTTATCGCGTAATTCAAACACGTAGTCGTTATTTAACTCGCCCGTTAATGTCGTCAATGGCAAGTAAATGTGAATTCGATAATTCGTTTTTGACGTGAACTTAAAGTCGCTTATTGAAGTGTCTAATGTCGCGATAATTTTATTGTCTTGAAGAATTGCGTTAAAATCGACTTGGTCTTCTTTGCCGATATTGTTTTCCAAGAGTTGATTTGTTTCGCCTCTCGTGTATACATTGTCGAATTTCTTGTTGATTTCAGTCAATGTTGTGTCAAGTGGCTGATTGTTGACAGTGTCTTCAATTTCACTTGTTTTTGTTGCCAGCACTTTTGTCGCCCATTGTCCAGTCCACTCAAATTGAATGCCTTGCCCAGCAACTATATCATGCCCGTTTACATTGATTGTTTCGGTCGATGTCGTGTCGTTTGCTACAAAGATTAAATAACTTTGATTTGAAATAGTTGGATTTGGCAAAGTCAATGCCGTTGGAGTAACATTCTGAACAATCCTAACCGTTCCAATTTTTTCAAAATCAATATTTGGCAATGTCGTAGGATTGATAAGGTTTAACACTCCTTTTGCCGAAGTATCAACTCCCGCTGCAATGTAGATTGTATAGTCTTCTGCCACTTCTGAATAAATTGTTATGTCGCCAGCATCGTTAATCGAGTAGTCAATTTCAACGGCGCGAACAATGTTACCACCGACATTTTGTTGCCCATAAACTAAATACTCATAAGAATTTTGCTGTCCATGTTCACTTTGCGTAATGACTGCTGTATAAACGCCGTCAGTGCCAAGTGTGAACGCACTTGCTGGCAAATCAATGCGTTTTGGCTTGCCGATATAATTCACGTCGATTACGACAGTTTGCGTGTCTAAGCCAAACGATGAAGGATAAGTCGACGAAGAATAAACTTTAAAATTGAGCGTTTGAGTTTCAGTTGTTATGATTTCAAATATCTGATTAAACGTGTCGCCGACATCAAGGACTAATTCAGTCTCGCCTAAATTCGCAAAGTTATTACTGAATTTTAATTCGACAGGCGTGTTCGCTGTCAATTTTTGCTCGCCCATGAGCGAAACGTCTAAAATTGTGTAATTGGTATCGCTTGCTTTCTTGGCTTGCGTTGTGAGTTTAAAATCAACTGTGCAATCTTTATCAACTGTGAGCCAAATCTTATTGGTGTAAGTATTCTTAGAAACGAAATTATACTTTGCTTCCAATGGCTTGATTAAATTAAACATTTCAAATGAACCTATGCTCGTGATTGTCTTCTCAAATTGAACTCCCGATGCTGGTTCTGTTGGTATCGTGTCGCTATAACCGCCGCTGTAAATGTAGTAAATGTTGTTAAATGTTGCTGGAAGGGCATAATCCATTACAAATTTTTTAGTTGCGCCCGATTCCTTGTCAAGATAATATTCGTTAATTACATTTCCGACTTGGTCAGCGATGGCTTTTTTTGCCAATCCCGCTTTTAATTCTCCCGAAAGAATTTGAACAATCCAAATATAGAGTTTGTCCAAATAATCGCCAATCTTTTGTTGTTGTCTATGTTCTTGTCTGTTTTCAACATAGATATTGACAATATTGCCGTTTTTAATGTCGACGGTTAAGTCACTGTCTACAAGTTCTGTTGGTATCGGGTGTATTTTGTAAGTGCCTTGAATTAAACCAGCAGTTCCATTGCCTGCTAATTCTATTGGTGGTATTTCATAATTGTCCCAAGTTTTGCCATTGTAATAATATTTGAAATTACGGTCAGTTTCGTCTGGTATTTCCCAAATAAATATAATCACGTCGCTGTTCTTCGGGTCGCGTCCGCGTTCTTGCTTTACAAAATTAGTAAGTTGTGTGTCTGTTGGTAATTCTGAACCGCGCATTGTGCCGATATAATCTTCGCCAGTTGAGAGAACTTGTTTTATTTGAGAAATATCGTTTGCATTTTTCGTAATTTGCTTTGAATTCTCTGCAATATTTGTTGCATTGTTTGTAATATCGATTTCATCGTCTGCAAGGCGTGTCGTGTGATTATTTAATACGTCGACAACAACTTGGCTTGTTTGTTTTTCGTCTGTCAAAATTCTTGCGTCAGTTTTGTCTTGTTTAAGCCCCAATTCCGCCCAAATTTCTTCAGTTTGTGTTGGTTCGATAACTTCATCGTCGATTGCAGAACTATCGCTTACAAGCATTTTTGCGACCTGCGTAGTGACTAACTGGTCAACGTTATATTCTGCCTCGCCAGTTTTTGTTATTTTCAAAACATTGACAATAATTTCTTGGTTTCCAGGCGCTTGCACAAAAGTTGTTGGCAAATCACGTGTATAAACTCCGTAAACTTTTTGAGTTGGGTCTTCTTGCAGTTGTGCATAGTAACTTCTAGTTAATTTTATCGTGCCATCGGGCATTAAGATTCTAGCAGCAATTTTAACAACGGTCGAATCCGTAACAAGTGATTTTGGAATACGAATATCAATCATTGTTTTCTTATATTCGTTTACATAAATACTGCCGTGTTGATAAACTTGAGGCAAGTCGCCTGTCATTGACACTATAATTTGTAATAATTTTTTTGATTCTTCGTCCATTTTTACTCCTATTATGGTAAATTATTTTCATAATTTTCTAGTTCATACTGCAAATAATAATCGCTGTTTGGTGCTTTGCGATTCCACATTCTTATGCCGTTCGCAAATCTTGTAATTAAATCTTGCTTTGCCGTGTTTGACATTTCAACGCCTTGTATGTCTTCAACTTCTGCCTGAATGTAATTGAAATATCGTCGTGTGTTAATATAATAATCAATCTGGTCAATTCTATTATATGCAAATCCGTTCTTAAACATCTCATCGTTTACCATTTGTTGTTCGTTTGGCAAGATTTGATATTCTTCAACATAAATTCCAGGTCTGTCAACCATGATGTTCATAAGTGCCGAAGTGGATGCTTTTTGGATTTGACTTGGTGCAGATTTCATATTGTCAACTGTTTTGCCGACATTCTTATATTTTATGCCAAGACCTAGCAATCCAAGTGCTGTTCCACCAAGTGCTGTTGCTGGGTTTGACATTCCTGAAAGACCAATGCCTCCGCCGATGGCAGTTATGATACCTTGCAATAAGTTATCCGCATTTTGTGAATAAAAATTCTTGTTGTTTGCCAGCATTTGCTGATATTGCGAAGTTGCTAGTGTCAATGTCATATCGGTGCTTGTAACAAGCCCTGTGTAGTTATCAGCACAATCTGCGATATAAACTCCGTCTGTATCTTTTATGCGCGCATATCCCGCCGTAACACCAGGAACAAGCGGCTCAGAATATTCAATATAAAACGTCGACTTGTTTAATTTTTGCAAATCATATTCATATCCATTCCCTGTATGGTCGCAGATATTTAAAGTGTAATAATCGGAGTTCAGCAATTTTGGATTATACTCAGTTGCAATAACACGTTGACTGCCTATAAGCATTTCTTTTGAAAACTCAAGTTTTGCTTTTAAAGTTATTTCTGAAGATGTGACAGAAGTTGGTTGTGTACTGACAACAAACATAGCGTCTCCATATGCTTCAGTAGATGTTTGTTCCTCTTGAACAATCGCGTATAGATTGTAGAAACGTGTTCTTCCTAAATCATCTGTGCTGTCTCCAAATAAAATTAAATTTCCATCAGAATCAATTTCGTATTTTTGGAATGCAGGATATTCCATTTTTTTAAACGGCGGAATGGCAGAAATTTTATATCCAAAATAATAAGCATTATCATTATTGTATTTTCTAAATATATATTCTGCCCGTTGGTTAATTGGAATAATGGCTTCAATCGTCTGTGCGCCCGTTGTTCTCCATTCGTATTTTATTTTTATTTCTTTATTACTCTTATATAAAGGAACACAACAAGCCACAAATCTTGAGTCTACCGAACCAGCAATAGTTCCCGCATTTTCACGTTGCGGAATAATGGTTCCTCGACCGTTAATATAAAATTCTGGCAATAAGTATTGTTTTTTAGGCGTTGAACCCACCTTAACGTTCATAATTTCATATTCATGTTGTGGGTCAACAAAGAAATATACCCAATAAAGCACGTTTTCGTCCAGCCACTTATCAGCCGCGTCTTTCTCAACGTCCACGTCGTCTCTGAATTGATTGTTAAATGAAACATATTGACGTTTAACTAAACGCTTCGATATGTTTTGCAATTCTTCGCGCTCAAATAAAGGACTATTTTCCAAACCATTGAATTTAATATGACCGCTTACGCTACCTGCAACCCAGCGATTTAAGTGTGCTCTTAAAATATTACATTCAGGAATTTTGCGTCCGCTTCTAAACATAAATGTTTGGAATGTGTCCAATGCCAAATCATATTCAATTTGGCGATTCGCGCCAATTCTGGCGGAGGTTATGCGATAAAAATAATAATCATCATTTTTTGCAGCCTTTCCATAATCGTGTTTGCGAATAAACGCATAATTTTTATTTGCCAATTCAAAAACGTTGAGTTCAGTTTCTTCAGGATTCGGATATACTTGCGATGTAATAGTCAAAGAATCTAAATTTGGCGCTTTTATCTGTGCAATATGATTATTTGCTTTTCCTACAAAGAATGATATTTGGCTTGCTTGTGAAGTAAACCATTGCGTGTTTTGATTGTCATTTCCGAATTCCCAGTTTAAAATACCCATGTCATATTGGACTTTATCTTTCACTGATGTTACGTCAGTAAATGTGATTTCAAAACTTGATGATGATGGTTTTCTCGATGAACTTTTGGCTGTTCTAAAAATTGAAACCGTTGTTTTAAAAGGCTCTGCTTCTGTAAATATTACGCCGTCGTAAAATTTTAATTCATATTCGGTTTCAAAGTTTCCGTTTAATATGTCGCGTTGCAAAACTGCACAAATATTCTTTCCGAATTCAAGATTATTTTCGTAAGGCAATTCAAAAACAAAATATCGTGTAGCGCCAGTCATGACAGTCTTTGAAAATTGTTCTTGATGAATTTTTTTAGTTATGCCATCTTTTTCAAGTAAAACACTTTCACTCAAAAAAGGCAATTCCATATCTTCTATGAACCAATGTCTGCCCGAAGATAAAACAACGTTTGCCGACCAGTTAATTTTAACCGTAAAATTCAATGGCACGCTTTCGCCAGTAATATAGTTTACGTTAAAACCTTGTGGCACGCCTTCCGTTATGGTTATAAGACCTTTTGAGCCGTCACTAAATGTTAATTCGCTGCCGTTTTTTTCGCTTATAACACCGCCAAAAATACTTTTGACATTCAACAAAATATCATTTGTTCTTTGTGCAGGCACTAAAAAAGAAAGCGCGAACGTATAATTGGTATTTTTTATGTTTTGAATCGGCTCAGTTGGTGCGCTTGCCGTTTTTAAAATACCCGTTATGTCTGCACTTTCTCTATTTTCGCCAATTTCTGCAAACACTTTAAAAGAATAAGCAGGCGTTGCTTGCTTGCCTTTTTCATTCGCCCATGTTTCAATTAAATTTGTAACTTCTTGAATGTTTAACACGTGTTACTCCTATCTTTTAAGTATTTGTGGCGCAATTTTTCTCAGTTCGATAATGTAAAAAGTTTGTTTTCTCGGTGTAAAAATGTCTTTATCTTTAATTTGTGTTGCAATCCAGTAAGAACCGAACACTTTTACAATGTCGCCCAGTCCAACAACGCAGCAATATTCATTGAGTTGATTATCAAAATAAGCGTCAGTTGTCTTTACAATTCGGTTTTTGCTTTTGGTTATCAAATTTTCGATTGGTGTCGTTGTAAATGTATCTGCGTCAATTTGACCTTCCATTGGCTTGAATTGAACGTCCATGCCGATTTCATAGTAATTGGTTTTTTGATATTCAATAACCTCCGCCTCGTTGGTTTCGTCAAATTTAAATGCCTTGTAAACTTTTCCCCAGTCGCCCCTAAAACCAAACGGCAGTCTTTTTTCAACTCTTACAATCTGCATAGTTACTCCTAATATTTGTCGTCGTTTAACACTGTAAATTGCGACAATTTAAACCAACGCAAAAGTCCTAAATATTCCAGTTTGCGCAATGCGTTTTTTGATATATCGCTTAAATCACGTTCGCGCTCTTCAGGTTTCTTTTCGTCGCGGTTTCCCACTTCCATGTTATAGTCGCTATATTCGGCGCTGTCGCTGCAATTTAACAACCAGCGTGCTTCTTCAACTAAAATCTTTTCGAATTCTTTTCTGAACGCATATTGACTTTGAATGCGCTTGTTTTTAGGTGCTGTCGCAATTCTCCATAACATTACTTGGAAGTTGTCCCAGCCAGCAGCCCATTGAATAGTCGAATAAATCTTGTCGCTGACTTTGTTGATAAATTCTTCAACTTTGTTTGGATTGTCGCTTATATATTTTCTTTCAACGTCTAAGCCATAATAATTAAGTGCCTCGCGTGTCAAGAAATATTGATGCAATAAAACGTTATATTCCATGAACTGAGTGTCGCATGGATATGTGTTGTCGCCGTTTTCAAAATCGGTCGGGTCATTGTAATAAGGCACTTGTGATTTTTTCATTTCTTCTCCGTTAGAATAATTTTTTAAATGTCGTTGGCGTTGTCGCTGAAACAGGTATTGACTTGTTTAATTGTAATTGCCCAGGGTCTTGATAACTAAACTTTGGATTTGCTTTTGGCATAAATGTTTCTGGTGTCAGTTCTAAGTCTTCCATACTCGAAACGCCGATTTTATGACGTCCAAGTGTTAATCTGTCATGCGCCTCCGCCATGTCTGTTGGTTCTTTTGCGTGTTCCATAAGTCTAGCCCTTATGTTTTGGTCGTAAATTGCGTCGCTTTGTCTTTTCCAGTCTGCCGCGCTTGAAAAGTCAACCGCTCCCGGCAGTTCCATAATTTGGCCGCCGATAGATTTAATTACAATTCCACGTTGGTCAAGTCTTTCGTATTCATTCTTAGCCATTTCGGTTTGGCTGCCCGTTGTTCTTTGGATTGTGAACATGGTGTCGTATTGCTTGCCAGTTCTCCAATTTGTAACAGGCGCAACAACGCTTTGTCCAGTTCTTAAATTATCGCTACCCCAGTAAACGTATTGCTTGCCACTTGGATGATGACCATAACCGCCATATACAAGTCTCGCCATGTTTCCTCCTAATTTAATCGCGAATTGCGCGAATCAAACGCGCCAGTTAAAACTTACTCAATATTCGCATAAAAGGGCATTTCTGCCCTTAATGTTACGCGTTAACTTTAGCAATAGCAAGTGCAGGGTTTGTAACTCCTCCGCCTGTGATTGCTTCGATTTGAGCGTATGAACCAAAGAAGTCGATTGCATCTTTAAGTCTAAGTCCAGTAAAGTCTGCAGCGATTGCAAACGCGTCGTGGTCATAGATGATGTATTCGCATTTGCTTGCGTCGCCTGTGTTAGCAGGTGCATTGCCAGCAACTGGCAATACTGTAGGTGTTCCAGCACCGATAAGGTTTGATGTGTAAACTTTCATGCCGTAAAGTCTTCCGATTCTTCCGTCTTTCAAAAGTTCTTCGTTTGTTTCTGGAACAAAAGCGTTTCCTGATTTGAAAGCGTTTGCTAAGAAGAGTGTTTCGGCTTCAGGTGCAATGATGATAACATCGGCAACACCACCGTTTACACGGATTTGTTCTCTATCTTTCAAGATTGATGCAACGAGAGCGTCAAGGTCAGCACTTGCAACAGTGTTTGCACTTCTTGTTGCGCCACCAAGTCCTACGCCGTTTGCTTCAACAGGTGTGTTCAAAAGATAACTCATCCATTTGATTTGGCATCCTTCTTTAAATTCTTCGACAACTTCAGCAATTTTATCAACTGATTTACCACTAGCACGAAGAGAGTCAACAAGGTCATAACACTTTTCACTTCTTGAAATAGCATCTTTCTTTTGAATTAAAACAAGAGTGTCTGCTGTTTCAGTGTGTGTAAGGTCAAGCCCACCAGCAGCAGTTGCGTCCTTAACTGTTGCGGCAGTTTTGCCAGGTCTACGTGCATAAATTTGTCCACCACGTTCATTATATTTGTCGGTAAATGTTTCGCCAGGTTTGAATGTTTGGTCTTTAAATAAGTTTTTTACCAAGATTTTTGAAAACACGGTATCAACAGTTTCAGTTGCATTGAATTTAAATGAACTTGGTAAGCCTTCTACATAAGCAGCCATTTTTTATTCCTCCAATTTTTAGTCTCTTGGGTCAATACCCATTTGTTTAAGTCTCTTTTCTTCTGCGGTGAGACCATCGCCGCTTTCGTCAACGCCCATTCCAAAGTCTCTTGGCTTATAACCCCTAACCCATTCAGGGTAATCTTTCAAGATTTCTTTAATGCGGTCAAGGTCGTTTATGTCTTTGATTTCGTATTTCATGATGCGCTTAGCAGGTTCGATTTTGTCTTCCCTTACGCCAGCACGCATGAGTCCGAGTTCAATTTTTGTGTCAAGATAATCTTCAGCAATTTTGTCGTCAGTTTTGTCAGATTTAAGTTCGTCAACATCCTTTCCGATTTCTTCGCTTTCTTCATTGACTTCTTCTTTCTTTTCGTCAGCCTCGTCTTTGTCGTCCGCTTTGTCTTCTTCGATTTTGTCAATTTCTCTTTCATCCTCCGCCTTGTCGACATCTTCTACTTTGTCTTTGATATCTTCAGCGTTGACATCTTTCTTTGCGTCTTCAGGGATTTCGTTCTCTTCAATTCCCATTTCTTTAAGGCGTTCAACTTCTGCGTCTTCATCGTCCGCAAAATACTTCTTAAAGACATCGCGATATTTTGGATTGAAAAAATCTACCCCCGAAAGTCTAGAAAGTTCACGTTTGAGTTCGTTCATGTTCTTCTCCTTTCGAATAAATTAGCCTTTTAAACCGAGTCGCTATTCTCTAAATTAGCGTTTGACGAGTCACTACTCTCTAAATTAGCGTTTGATGTGGAGTCGCTACTCTCCATATTTTCAACAACAGGCTTGCCGTTTTCCGCCATAATTTGCAAAAATTCGTTGTCAACCTGTTCTTGTGAAAATCCATCGTTCAATTCCTTGATTGCGCTTAAACGTGATTTAATTCCTGCTTGAACTTGTTGTGCAAGAACATTTGTCACGTTCTCAACCGAAGGGCTTGTGTATTCGTTAAATTCGATATTGATTAAACCACTATAATCAACAATCGGCTTTCCGTCCATGTAGTCTTTAACCTGTAAATATCTATTGAGTAAGTCCGTAAGAGTTTTACGCCAACTTGTAAGCGCGATTTCTCTTGTGCGCAAACTTGTTTTTTCTCTTGCGTCTTGACTTTCGGCAGAAGAGTTTATGCTCTCTAGTCCTGTAAGTCCAAGCGTTGTTGGAGCCAAGCCCGCTTTGTTTATCGCAACACTCATTAAGTTTTGTATCGTTCGAGTGTATGCTTCCCAATAGATTTGACCTTGTGTTACTTCCCAAAGGTTCTTACTGTCGCCAGGTGTCGAACTTCCTTTGGTGGTTATAACCGTCTTGTTAAAGTGATTCAGGCGGAGGTCGTTTCCGTTTTCGTCCTGTGGTATGAGTTGGTCACTAACATACTCACGCACGCCACCTTTTCTGATTGCGTCAATTAAGTCCGATATTGTTTCCGTCAATGCGTCTTCAATCGACATTAAACCTTGAATGTCAGGCACACCACGATGACCACGATATAATTGATTGTTGTTTGCGTTCTTCTTAAAGATTACTAAAAATTCTTTAAAAGGCAACACCGCGTCTTCTGGACGCTTTCCACCAAACTTCTCATCACAAAGTTTTATAAGGCTTTCGTCTCGCTCTAAAACATACTTGCCGTCAGTCCAGTATTTGTATTCAATTCTTACAAAGCCGGCTTCGGTCTTCGAATGAATTTCACGCAGTTCGACGCTCGGGTCTTCTTTTGCAACTTCTTTGATAACAAACGAACTTATAATGCCACGCTTATAGTTGACTTCTAAATGTTCAGGTTCTATGACATCAATTATTGGCTTGTCGCTCAGCGCTTTGTTTACTGAAACTCTGTATGCAAAGTCGCCAATGCCACTCTCCCAGTAAACGCCTTGTGAGAATTTTTGTTCGAGTTCAGCCTCCGCCTTGACGTCGTTTAATACTTCGTCGATTTCTTCGTCATTGCTCTTACAAACAAAGCCATTTGACGCAACCAAATTGACCTTGCCGTTTACAATCATTGGTATAATGCCAAAATAAGCGAATGCTTGCCCAGGAATATATTGCGCCATGAATTTATCAACGCCACCCTCCGCCAGCCATTGGTCTTTGAAATATCGCGGAATTTCAACCGAAAAAAATCTGCGGATAACTGACGGGTCATTACTTAACATGGCAAGATTACAAGCCATGTTGTATTGGTAAACGTTTTCTGAACGCAAGTTGTCAATTATTTCTTTGTTTTTCAAATTAAATCCGTATGCCATTACTCGTCCTTTATTAAACCATCGTCAAAGTGTTTGCGCTTATGTCTTTGCACTAGGTTAAAATTTTTGATTTTGTCTTCTTCTGTCGTTTCTATCGCGTCTTCAATTTCCCAGCCTTGCGGTTTATATATTCGCTCAAATTGTTCGCGCGTTACAATGTTTTTAATATCACCTTTTATTATATGCAAAAATTCCATGTTTTATTCCGCCTTTCGTTTTGTCTGCGCTGTCAAGTCGTTCCAGTGTTCAGTCAATCCATACGCCAGCGAATCGCCTATATCGTTGTCTTGCACACCTAGGTCAAGTTCTTTGCCGTCTTTGTCAAGCAATATTCTTGTGTGCGCATTGTATGAATCTATTGCATGTGTCGACCACAACAACCTTTCTTGCATTAGTAACTGTTGCTTTAATTCACAGCGCGTTGTAAGTGTTATAATGTCCTTGTAGTGCTTAACCGTTCCACCAACCGTTATTGTCTTAAATCGATTTTGATTTGCCCATGTGTTTATTAAAATGCTTTCGGCACTATCAATGGCGATTTTTTTAAACTTCCACATGAACTTAATCCACCACCATTCAATTTTACTTTCGCATTCCTTTATAATCGCATCATGGCTTGTTGCGGGTATCTTCCAGCATTCAAGCACAATCACTCTTTGAAACTGTTTTGAATAACCTATAAGCGACGCAACAGTTGACGCCTTGCTTGTGTCCGAAACGTCTTTGTTTGAACCAATATCGACAAACAGCCCAATTTCTTGCAGTGCGTTTAAATTTATTCTGTCAAAGTCAATCAAATGAATATCTTTGCTCATGAGTGGCGCGTATGCTGCACCCTCAACAAAACCACGACAACCTAGTATCTTCGACATGTAGTAAAACGAATTGATAGGATATAACTCTAACAAATTTGCCTTGTCGGCGGAGGTTAAGTGTGGCGCGTCGTCTTCTAGGTTAAAATGATAATAGTGCATGTAAGGCTTATCTTCTATCATTTCGTCCATTTCTATGCTTGGCACTTTTTCTCTAAATTGCACTACTGCATGATTTACAAACTCCGTGTAAAACTCTTGTGTTGGCAACCCACCGTTTGTGGTCGCTATAAGTTTACATTTACGCGATATTGCACGCCCCATTGCTTCACGTATGCAGTCAATGTGTAACACCGACAATTCTTCAATCCATATGCCGTCGGGATTTGAACCAAGTATACGGCTCCATGAGTTCTTGTCATCGGCGCCGAGCAAGTAAACAATCTTGTCGCCCTCCGCCCCATGAAACACATATTGTATGCCACCTTCCTTTCCTGGCGTATAATCTTCTCGACAAAAATCAAACATGCTATAAGCGCTGTCTACGTTCTGCAAAAAGTTACGCACGCCCGTTCCCATGTCTTTGAAAATCATAAAAAATTGCGTGGCATCGGCTGGCGCATTCATCATCCAGTCCATAAACTTTATGCCCGCAACTAATGTCTTTGAACATCCAGTGGCGCCTGTCAAGAAAATAATCTGCGCGTCATCACGCATGACCGCTTTCATTTTAGGCGTCCAAATAATGTCAGTTAACTTCATTGAATTCCTTTCTCATCTTTTCTCGCATGGCTTCCATTTTTTTCCAAAATTCTTCCGTAGTCATGTTTTTGTCCATGCGTTTTAAAAACTGCGCAACCTTCCTATCGTATTTTGCTACAATGCGCTTTTGTCTCTCAGTAAGTTCCTCCGCCATTTTTTACTCCTTGATTTTGTTTAAATAATCTTTCAACAAGTCCTTATTCTCACTTGCAACGTTTGCCTCAATTCTTTCCGTTTGTCCAAGATATTGCTTGCCTAAGAATATCGCCATGCGCGAACTCTTTTCAGCCTGTTTAAACTGCCATCGGCGGAGGCTGCATTTCCCACTTGCCGAATATATCTTTTGAACCTCCGAAAAATTTAAACCCTCATAAGTTCTCTTGCACCATGCGTTGATTGTGTCTACATCACAATGAAAGAACCCCGCAATCTCTATCTCTGTGCATTGAAAGCGAAGCAAGTTCTCGAATTGGTCTTTGTCAATTTCTTTCTTTGGTCTTCCTGCTGGCATTTTGTTCTCTCCTTTTAAACATTCCTGTATATAATGCGAAGTCTATTACCGATACAATAAAGCCTATTACCATGAATGCTATGCCTATAATAGTCATCGCTATTTTATTATATTCATTTTCTGTAATTTTTCCGACTGTGACCAAAATTCCCCCTTCGCTAAATACTAATAACGACATGGTTAAAATTATAAGTCCAATTACTTTATCTTTCATTAAAATAAACCCCGTTCAACAAACTTTTCAAAGTCACCAATTTTTGTGATTGCCCCTGCTGTTCTATCTGCCACCTTATCTGGATGACTTGGATTTACTTTTTCTATCATTCTAATTTTCTCATTTTTAATTTAATTTCTCGGCTTTTTGATTTGTAAATTTTTCCCACCTGTCAATTATTACATCGCAATAATGCTCGTCAAATTCCATCATGTAACAGTATCTATCTAATTGTTCGCAAGCAATAAGTGTTGAGCCACTACCGCCAAATAAATCAAGCACATTTTTCTTTGCGTAAAGTTCGATATATTTTGCACAAAGTTCCACTGGCTTTGAATAACTCAATTCGTTGTCAGCGTCTTTCTTCCCGATATAGCACTTTGAATACATTTCTTTTGGAAGCCCTTTGTTCGGGTCTTGTTTCCCGATGATTGCAATATATTCGCAATCTGTCATCATATGCCCTTTATAATTCGGCACGGTGCAAAGTTTCTTGTAGAAGCACAAATCATATGGCTGATTATTTGCTTCGGAAAGTTCAATATACTTCTTTATGAGCGGTTTGTTGTGGCAGTATATGTTTGTTTCGCTTTGCAAAATAAGGTTTGACGGTTCAAATGTATCGACACCGTTCTGCCTTATCTGTTTCATTGAGTTTGATTTTTTTAAGATTCCACCGCCTTGCGTTTCCAACTGATAAGGCGGGTCTGTGAAAGTCAATTCGCATTTATTTCCGTCAAGCAACTTATCAATGTCTTTCTGTTCAAGAGAATTGCCGCACATAAGTCTATGATTACCAAGCAACCATATATCGCCTTTTTTTACCTTAGTTTCAAGATTGTTAGGTTCTTCATAATTATCTTCTATTATTTCTTTTTCTTCAATTTTATCTTCAATACTCCAGTCAAAATCAAAATCGCTAAAATCTAACTCCTCTAATTCTTCTTGAAGCATATCAAAATCCCAGTCCGCAATTTCATTTGTTTTGTTATCTAACAAAGCATATTCTCTCATTTGTTTTTCAGTTAAATCAGTGACAATAATACAAGGCGCTTCTTTTAATCCTAACTTCTTTGCGGCTTTTAATCTAGTATTACCACACCAAACAATCCCTTTTTCATCAACAATTAAAGGATTTTTAAAACCATATTTTTCAATGCTTTTTAAAACTGAATCTACTGCGCCATCATTTTTTCTTGGATTCTTTGGATTCAATTTTAATTCATCAATTTTTTTATAAACAATTTGTTCTTTATTCATTTTTCCTCCATAAAACAAAAAAGACTAAGCGCCTAAACGCTTAATTCTTCTCTTAACTTTCCTACAATTTTATTCATTCTTTGACGTGACACTCCCTTTAATCTTGCAATGTCAGTTTGTGTGTATCCTTGTGCCAACATTTCAGCAATGTCTGGATAACTTGTTTTACTTAATAAAAATCCGTCAAGATTTTCGCTTTTTAAATCGACGTAGTTCTCAAACTCATTTTCAAAATCTGTCGAACTCTCATATTTTAAATAATTTTGATGACGCATGAACATAAGCATTTCATTTTTTATGCAGCGATATGCATAAGTCGAAAATTCGCCACGACTATTATTAAAAGTTCTGCAAGCCTTTAAAAGCCCAATGCACCCTTCTTGTAGTAAATCTTCTTTTAAATAATAATAATGCTTAAAGTGTTTATGATAAACTTCATAAACCAATTTGATGTTTTCTTCAAAATCCATGCGCTCTCCTCTTTACAAAGATTTTGCATACGGTCGCAGGACTTGCACCCACGAACAATTTTAGCAAACGACTAACTAAAATCGGCTCATTGCTATAATGTAACTTTTAACCAAAGGAGTTCCATTTCGTTTAAACCGCGTCTATCTTCCGCCACCGTATTTTAAATTAAAATTCTTTTAATATAAGTTTAATGTCATCTGCTACAATTTCAACATCTCTTGCGTCTAGTGTCCATTTTTCATTGGTGCCCTTACCAGACAATTTAATTCTACCAAATTTCATGCTCCCTCCTATTTTTATAATTATAACATAAATTTTATTTTTATGCAAATGTTTTTGCATATTTTTTAATAACCACCATGCAAAAGTTCTTCTAATCTTTGATTGTCACATTGCAACGCTGCGATTTCACTTAAATAAATTTCTTTTTGATTTTGTGTGATTTCTATCAAATCGGCAATTTGCTTTTGTTGTTTCTTATTTGCGCGTTGAAGTTTGTTAAATTTTTCGTTTAGCAATTCCCAGTTGTGTAAATTATCTTTTAAGTATGCTTCAATAAATTTTAATAAATCTTCGGTTGACATTCCGTCCAGCGCATTCAGATAACTAGCAACAATTTGTTCTTGTTCTTTAATTCCTTTCATGTCCAACTCCTTATAATTGGTCTGCTGGCATAAAATTTGCTCTTGCCACGTCTTCGAAATAATCATACAAATCGTTGTAATATAACTTTTCTACAATGCTAAATGGATATAAGTCTGATAAGAAGTCTTTAAATCCTTCTTCAAACTTTTCGCGTTGTTCTTTTGTTAGGTTGAGATTTTCAAAACGTTCGCTGTAAACTATTTCTGTGAGCGCTTCCAATTCTTCTTCAACGCTAACATCCCACTCAACATCGTATGTTTTTCCTCCGCAATAAATTTCATAATTAAATGTCATAATCTGTTCCTCCTTTATTGAACTACTATATGATAACACATTTTAAAACATTTGTCAAATAAAAATGCCATTATTTTTTAAGAAATCTAATTTCTTTTGCAACAATTTCAGTTGCGATACGTTTTTCGCCAGAAGCGGTTTCGTAAGAGTGATTGTTTAATTCGCCAAAAATGCAAACAGAACTTCCACATTTTAAGTTTTCAAGGCAAGCCTCAGCAAGTTTGTTCCATGCCACAACGTTAAAAAATTGTGCTTCTCCGTTTGGTAAGTTTTCAGCAATACAAAATTTGCACAAATACTTGCTCTCGCCGTTTTGCGTAACCGTCACTTTGTCAGGGTCTTTTGTTAAATTTCCAAATCCAAATATTTTCATTACATGCTCCTAATAACATCTTCTAATTGTTTAATGCGTGATTTTAAATTTTCCACGAGTAAATTATGCTCATGATTGCTCGCCTGTTCTTGTTTCAAGTGTTTAATTTGTTTTAAATAATTTTTTTCTTTGAATTTTAGCACTTCGATTTCATGTTTTAATTTGCTATGTTCATTTAAACAGTCAAGCATTTCATCTTGATTTATTGCAAAACAAACATCTATATTATTGTCTTCTATAAACTTTTGAATGTTTTGACAAATGTATTCAATTATTTTTTCGTCGCGTTCTTTAATGAAGGTGCTTGTAATATGTTCTGTAAGATTTACATATGCGTCACCATCTTTTTCAGTTATCTTTATTTCACTCGGCGGTTTTCTATTTTGTATCATGATAATAGGTTTTTGTTTCATATTAACCCCCAACATTATTTGGCAAAGCAACATACCAATTTATTTTCCAAAAATAAGGATTATCATGTGTTGGTTCTAACTGTTCGATTACATATGTTACATTATTGGCAACACTAAAATAATGCACTTTATATTGATTGTGACCAGTTAAAATTGCTACTGCGATTTCTTGCTGACCTTGATATTCATTTTCATATGTTGTTTGAAGCGAAAAATAACCTTCAACGTCATATAAAACATCGTTCGTGTATAAATTTACAAATGTCATTTTCCTATAGACGTTAAATTTATCTGCCTCAACTTGAATATTATGCGTTATAGTTTCTGCCTGACTGCAACCGCTAACAAGAAATAAACTTACACTTGTAATACATAAAAATAAAACTATAATAAATAATATTGATTTTTTAAAATTTTTTCTTTTCTGTTTCATGTTTTACTCCTTATCGGGTTTGTAATTTTCTAAAACGACGTATTCGCCATGATATATTAAGAAGTGGTTTGGGTCGGTTACCACGCCTCTGTGTAAAAAGAAACCAGCAACTTTAAAAATATCACCGTTTTTATAACAACCCGTAAAAGACATTGCGTTTTTAATTTTGATATATTCACCAATTTTAGCACGGCGGTCAACTTCTCTTACTTGTTTGTTTTCGTCTTGAATTTCCGCGTTTGCAATCATTTCTTGTATTTCTTTAAAGTTATACCCATTCGCCTTTGCAAGTGCCACCAACAAGCCTTTTTCGCGGTCATAAGTGTCTCCCGCTTCACATTTTGCTACGTATTTTTTGCCGTCTTTGATTAAAATGGTTGCGCTGCCCCTAAATATAAGTTTGAGTTCGGATATTGGTTTAATCATTTCAAAGTCCCAATAAAAAGGGTTTTCTTCCACAAGACAACTAGTCGGATTTACTTCGATAATGGTGCAAATTTTCCCTCGTTGGTCTGCCATAAATCCGTCCACTAATACACGCCTTCCATATGTCTTTCCAATTTTTAAATCTTTTCTAATTCTTACTTTGTCTCCAATTTTAAACTTTTTCATTTTTTTCTCCTTTCCTGTTTTTTTTGTCATTGTGTATAAGAGTAACTTCATAAAGTGGGATGCCACACTTACGAATACACACTTCATTTGTTCCATATTCATTAGTAAATTCTTTATTGAGTAGGTCTTCTGATTTAAAACAACGTTTAATTTCTATTTTCATTGTTTCCTCCATATTCTTCTAATTTTTCAAACTTAATTGTCACAAGCAGTAATTTGCCTATACCAAATATATTTTTAACAACTTTATATTCTGTGCTTATCATTTTCGTTTTTTTGCCAAAATGTTCAAGAATTTCTTTTTTTCTATCTGATATAACTTTATCAATTACTTCTTTTTGTCCTTTTTTACTCAATTTGTCAAAGATTGGTGTTAAATGAGCAGACTCGTCATAATAATCAATCATTTCCCCTCTCCATATTTTTCCAAAATAGATTTTAATATTCGATTAAAACTTTTTCGGTCTTCGTCTTTCCAAAAACAAATAATGTTATCTTTTATCCCTTTTCTAATCTTCTCCATAATTTCTGCTGGTTGGGATTTGAGTCGCTGTTTAAGTTCTGTGATGTGTTGGTCTTGACTATTTAATAAATCAATTACTGGCTCATCAATATAACTATCAATAGAATAAAGTTCTTTATTATTTTTAGTATCAATTAGTCGTCTGTTTTGTATTTTATATCTTTTCTCTTTAATCTCTTTTGATGCTTTTTCATCTCTATCTTTAAAATATTCCAGAGATTTCTCTTTTTCTTCCAGTTGCTTTTGGAGTTCTGTAATTTGTTGATTAAGTTTGCTTATGGCTTCCTCGGTGTAAAATGTTTCTCTCGTTTCAATTACACCAAAACCGTGGTCTATTATTTGCTTACTCATTCTCCACCTACTTTTCGATTAGTTTTTGAATTTTTTACGTATTTGTATCGCTTATTTAGTCGTTTTAAACATTCCTTCCACAACTCCTCTCCTCTTACTTCTTGCTCGGCTTGGTCTTTAAAATAATCTACAACATCACAAGTATCAATGCCCAAATGGTCTTCGTCATATCTTTCGTTTATAATATTAAAATCATTAACAAGGTCATATAAATCATTATCATGGATAGCAGAATTAGACATTTTATTCAGTGCTTTCTCTGCCACTTCTAGCCGGTGTTGTAGGTCGGCAATCTGTTTATCTTTTTGGCATAAATCTTCTCGTAACTGCCAGTTTTCATAAGGCTCATTTTCGCCATTTAATATAGTGTTACACCCTTTACAAGTTTCTCGCCCATTATGTTCACAAGTATAACAACCAATTACATAATTTTGTTTTACCAGTTTTTCAAATGTTCTCATCTATTTTACCTCAGACTCCATTACTTTTATATCATCTTTTCTAAATTTTCTATACCCTGCCCTATATAGGTTATCACAAAAAAACCTTACATAAAATGTATTGTTAAAAGTGCATTCAGTAGCATAACCATCTCTCAACATTTTATTTACAGTTTCTTCGTGTGCTATGTTTTCTGCATAATGCGGAGATTGTGGATGATAATCACTATGTTTTATTTCCACTCCAAAATTAACTAATGACTCTAACCAATTACATCTTTTTTCTAATTCTTCAATTTTTTTCTGTAATTCTTTTTTACTCATCTTTCTCTCCTTTTACCAACCACATTCAATAATGTCATATTTTTCAAAGTCAATAGTTTTCAACTGATGCACTAATTCAAACATTGAATACTCATATGACCAATCATTTGTAATATTATATTTTTGATTTTCATCTAGATTTAACCAATATCCCGACCAACGCAACCGCTCTTCGGCATTGTCCTTTAATTTATCAAATACTGTTCGTTTGTCTAAAAATGGGTCATTTGGATATTTTTGCTCTAATTCTTCTGGACTTAAAAGTAAACCTTCATAGTGTTTTATAACTTTATCTCTGTAACACATTGCAACTGCTATTAAGGCTTCTTTGCTAACTATTTTAGCATCAAAATCTTCATAAACTTCTGCTAATTTACTATCTTTTTTAAATAAATCTTTGCCATTATAAGTGATTGCTTCATAAGTATCTTTATCAAAATAAAGTTTACCAAACCCGTGTAGTTGTTCGCCAAAATCATAAACTCCAACATAAAAATCTTCAAAGTCGTTTTTATCAATACACTCTTGCGCTTCTTCCTTTGCTTCTCCGTTGAAATAATTTGAGTTTACAATATAATTTGCCAAATCTTTTTGCGTGTCTAACTTCTGAATGTCATTTACAATATTTTTTGGAACTAAATAAAAATAATTTCTATATCCCATTATTTCTCTCCTTTTATTTCAGCGAGTTTCTGCTCTGCTTCTTCTTTTGTAGCAAAAATTTGTTCTTCTGGAAATCTTAAAGCATAACCATATTGATTTGTGATTGAGTAAAAAATACTATTTTCTTCTTCATCTTTACTTAATTTAATAATGATTTTTTCTATTTGAGCCGACATAATATCATTTTCCCAAATTATAAAACAAGTTTGGCTTAAATTAAATTTTGGCACAATCGTCTTTTGTTTGAGTTCGGCAAGTTCGTTCTCACAGGCTCTCCAATTATCCAAACAATATTGGTGTTCTTTAGACATAGATTTTTCTAATTTGCTACAATTTTCATAGTCTTGTTTCCATTTCTCGATTTGACAATCTTTATGATGAATAAATTTATCAAGGTCTTCTGCATTTTCAATCCCATACTTTTCAAGCACATCTTCCAACTCGCCAAGTTTTTGACCGACATTGATATCATCAACATCATATAAATACATATTGTCAATCTTGTGTGTTAATCTTTCCATTATTCTTCTCCTTTAAGTGATTTGATTTGATTGTTGATAAATTTTCTAAACACTACATAATTAAACCAAGCATAATCTGTTGGATTATGTGGTGAAGTTCCTTGTCTAATTTCACAATAATCACTGCCATTCAAACTCATCTCTTCTTCCAACTTTTCCAGTTCTTCAATCGCAAGTTGTTTTTGTGATTGTTTGAGTTGTTGGTTTTCTTTTTCAAGTTCTTTTATTCTTGCGTCTTGTTGATTGAGTAAATCACTTAAATCTTTTAATGTAATTTCAGTATTGTATTTATTAAAATTATCATAAAGATACAAAATTCCATTAATTATACCAATGCTGAATCTTTCTTTTTCTTCCATAACTACTCATAATCAATATAATTCCACCAATCTTCAACAACTTGGCACTCGTAAGATAATTTATCCCTATATGCTTCCTTTAATTGTTCCAAAGTGTGGTTATGTTTAAGTTTTCGTTTATTTGCTTCATTAAACAACTTTTTTATATTATTCTCACTCATTAAATCAGCGTGTCCGCCACCTCTTGATATAAAATTTAAAATGTTCAACAAATAGCGGTCATCAATGTCTTGTAAAGTGTATCCTTTAAAATTGCAATCATACCATACATAGTTTGCCTTATTTCTCCCCATAACCTACTCTCCTTTTAATTCTTTCTCGGCTTGTTCTAAATACCATTGACACATCCCTTTGTCTATTTCCATATTTAAATTATTTTTTAAATTTTTCATAGCATCTTTGTAAAGATTTTTAATAGATTCTCTACCCAATTCATATCTCATTGTTTCGCAAGCCAATTCCAGTGCTTTTTTTGCCACATCTAGTCGGTGTTGTAAGTCAGAAATTTGTTGGTCTTTTTCAGTTTCTAAAATTCTATCTCTGGCTTCTGCAATAATATATGTGCCATCAGGTCTTTCTTCTGTTAGAATAATCACACTATGGTCAGGACAACCAAATCTGTCACAAGAGTCTGCAAGTTCGACTGCACACTTATATTTTTTGTCTTTACTATATAAATAAATTTCTTTACTCATCTTTCTCTCCTTTTACTTGGTTTAAAAATCTTGTTAAACCAATATTATAAACAACTCTCCTATTCTGTGAAATAACTGGTATTGTATGGCTATGTTTCTTAATATAGTCATTAACTTGTTCCACCGCTTCTTCTCTCACTTGCTGTTTTAGGGATTTTATAGATAAAAGTGGGCAGTGTTTTTCTTTCTCAACCCAAATGTCTTCTCTAGCCAAATCTGGTCTTAAAGAACAATATTGACAATCATAAAAATATCCAAGTTCACAATCATCGCAGTTCTTAGGCAACTCACCATCTACATAAATTTTCATTGTTCTCTCTCCTTTTTCACAATGTGATGCAAATATGGTTTAATCACATACTCATTTGTTGGCAAGAAAATTCTCATAAGCCCAGAACCACGCAAGCAGTCAATTCCGACTCTATTCCATTTACTTTCCATAATTATTGAAAATGTGTCGTATCCGTAACAAATTCCAACTGGTTTGTTTTTGTTGCAAGCAATAACGAAAAATATATTGTAACCACTTGGATGATGTCTTTTCGTTGGCAATAAAACAATACTATCAACATCTATTGGTTTCAATGTGTCTTGAAAATAATCTAGTTCTTCAAATTGTTTTCGTGTCATTTTGTTTATATCCATTTTACTCACCTACTAATTTCGCTTTTAACCAAAAGCCGCGATTGGATTCTTTTTCTTTTTTATTTTTCAATTGCAGACCTTCATAAATTATAGCGCCAAATTTTTGTATTTGCTCTTCTCTTCTTTTTATAATATCAGAAACCATTTTGTCTGCCATATCGAACGAATAGAAATATCTTGGAAATTTGCCGTTAGAATGATATTGAATAGTTTTTATTGGAAGTTCTTTCAAAATGTTAAATCTATATGCATAACCTTTCTTGCCTTTATGGTCGCTGATTCTAACGCTATTGCATAAACCATAATCTAATTTAAAATAAATCGAATTTGTAGTTTTCGCGTTTAAACGTTGAATTGTAAAGCCATTTTCAATAAGTCGATTTTGAATATATTTCGCTAATTTATTTACATCACTCATTTTATTTTCGTTTTAAACCTCCACGTTTGTTTTATTGTAATCTTCGAACTTAATGCGTTCTTGTTCTCGAATTATTGCCATATCTGATTTTTTAAGTTCAGGCATCAATTCTTGAATGTGACGACGCACTCTTTCTACCGTTTTAAAACTTGGCATTTTTGTGAATTTAAAAAATGCAAGAAAGAAACCTACTGTTTTGGTGGTGTCAAAGCCAAATCTTTGAAGCACCTTTAAATACAAGTAGTGGTCGTTCTTCCTCGCATATTCATCGTTTTTTAAAATTTCGATTACTGTTTTTTCAACTGTTTTAATTTTCATCTGTTCCTCCTTATTTAATTGTTACCTAATGATAACACATTTTAAAACATTTGTCAATCAATTTCAATAAAATTTTTGAATTTATCAAAAGATTTTTGTTTTATTTTGTTTTCAGTTCCATTGATACTGAAAATTAAGTTTTTTTCAAATAATTTTGCAACTTCCTTTTGCGCCTTTTTATAGCCAACATCCACTCCGTCGCGATAACCTTTGCGCGTATTTTCGTTTATTCCAACCTTGCCTTTATCTTGTCCGCCCATTGTTTTATTGCGTAATTGATAACCTCTGTTCGCAAAATATTTAACCCAGTAACGTTCCATTCGGTTTAGTTGTTGTTCGTCATAATACCATGCGATAAAATGATAGCCTGTTTCATTTTCGAGCGAATAAATGCCATGTTTTTTTATAGATAAATCAATCCAATCTTTAACTCCGCTTAAATGTTGTGCCAAGCGTGTTACAATTTTTTTTGCCTGCCCAACATAACCAAATTTCATGTCATCTTCATATCTGAAAATAAAATAAATTCCGCTTTCGTCGCGTAGAACTGGATTGCAAGCCAAAATCTTAGCCTTGTTATCTTGCTGTTGTTTTCTGATTTCCTGGTAAGTTTTCATAAATAATTTGCTCCAAAAATTCTCATAAACTCTTCATGACTGTGTTTTTCTTCAAAAGCGCGCTGTCCAATTTGGCGCACAAGTCTCATGCGTTTCGAGTTGAAGTGAACTCCATTTGGCGCTTCATTATGACACCAATGGCACAAGTAAACTTTTAACCCATATTTTTCACTTAACTTTCGATTTGCGCCACCAAAGCAATGATGTTCTTCAATGAAGTTTTGTTGCCCGCAAAACAAACACGTTTTTTCGTTCTGAATAATCGATTTCATGACACCACCAATGCAATCAAAAGCGAAATAATAATAACAACAAGCAACGCAGCAAAGCCCGCTAGCATGATGCCCCTCCATTATTGCCCCATTCGCGATTGATTTGGCTTTCCAAAAGTCTGAGTTGTAATTTCGTTGAGTTTATGTATTCTAAATTTGTTTGATAAACTGCTTGTGCAACATCGCGTTTAAATCTTAATTCTGCAACTTCTGGCACTCCATAGATTATTAAATCAATCAATGTAACTGCCATGCCTTTTTCTTGACGTAATTTTAGCGCTTCTTGGCGGAGTTTGATTTTATAATCGCGCTCCGCTTTTGCCAATTCTTCGCCGTTTCTTGCTAACTTTTTAACGCTGACATTTAATTGTTCGGTTAGTTTAAAGATTTCATCAATCAGTTCCATTTGCTTCATCCTCCAAGAACTTTTGAATGTTTTTCTTTAAATTCGCACCGACTCTATCACTCGTTGCGCAAAAATCAATGTAACTTGCGTCTGTTCTATAAACAGCGTCGATTGTTAATCCTTTATATCTACCACCAGGAAGCACATAATTTCCGCCAAGAATTTCATCTTGCTTTGGTTTCGCTGGCGCAGCAGGAGCATTCTCTACTTTCTTTGCGCCGTTGTTTAAATCAAACCACACTGTGCCTTGATTGTCGACGATTGTAAGTTCGACAATTTTTTCGCCGTCATATTCGATTTTAGCAACATGATATTTGCGCCATTTATCATCGTCGTTTACAACTCTGTAATTCTTTCCGTCAGCGATTGTTTCACAATAAATTCTTGCATTTATGTTTGTATAAAGCGCACGTCCAATTCCCCATGCAAACCCAGCACGTTTTCTTGCATCGCTCGCTTGTCCTTTTTCTTTATCGCCAAAATCGCTCTCAACGCCGCAGTCATCTTTCCAAACCCACAATGGCGCTTCGTCTTTGTCGTAGTTGACATTGATTCCAACGCTGCAGTAAAGGTTTCCGCAAACTTCATAGAATTTGTTTTGCCAATTTTCAGCGCCGACCGTTTCGTCAAGAATTGCCATATCAACTCTTGCGTTCTTGTAAAGCAATAAAGTATAACCGCTTTTAGTAATTGCTCCAATTTTGACGTCAATTTCTTCAGGTTTTAAATTTCTAAATTTAATCATTTTCTGTTCCTCCTATTTTGATTAAAATTGATTCTTTTACTTTTGAAACGTTTTCATAAAGTTTTGCCACCTCAGGCATTTCTTCTTTTAAACGCTTAGAATCGATTGTGTGGCGTTCGCTTTCTGCCTTTCGCGTGATTGTCACATTTCCGATTTGAATCTTCCAAAGATTATTCTGTCTCATTGCAGCAAGCAACTTTTCATTATTCGCGCTTTGTTGATTTTCCAAAGTTTTTAATTGCGTCTTTAAAGACTTGATTGCGTTTTCAAACGCCACTGCCTTTTCCTGTGCCTCCGCCATAACTATGTCTGCACCCACCATGTTGCCTTCAAATTCCTTTGAATAACTTTTGCCACTTTCGACTTCAACTTCAGGCACGCCCACAACTACATTATTGTTTTCGTCTAAGTATTCGCCTAGTAAATCATCGTAAACCATAATCTGTTCCTCCTTATTTCTTAATGGTTTTTAAATATTTTCTTACATCTGCGCTTTTAAAAAGCACACGTCCTTGTCCTTTTGCGCCGTCTTGATAAAATGTAATTTGACCATTCTTGCGCAAACGATACAATTTCGAACGAGTAATTTGCAAAACTTTGCAAACTTCTTCTTGTGTCATTAACTGTTCCATGTTGTCCTCCTATTTAAATATTTTGTGATTGCCTTTGTCACTTCTTTGAAAATCTAAGCCCAACGCAAGCAAAGCATCAATCAAACCTTTGTAATAAATATAGTCAGGATTGTTTTCTGCAAACTTTTCCGTATTCTTGCGTCCCATCCTGACTTCTTCTTGGAGCGCTAATGTATAGCGTTCGTCCAATATTCCTTCTAGATTTTCAATTTGATATTTGTTCATTTTCTGTTCCTCCTTTCTTTATCGTCTCTTTATAGTAACACATTTTAAAACATTTGTCAACGCTTTTTTAAAAGATTTTTTAAATTTTTTCAAGTTTTTTTTATAAAATTATTTCGTCAACATTTTGAAACATACCTTTATAGTCTTCTTTTGAATATAAGCGTTGGTTTATCTTGCCTTGTTCAGGCGGCGCTTGTAAACCGCTGGAATACGCTTCAAATTTTGTCGCGTTAAACAATGTTTCAGGTCTCAGATAAGGTTGCATTTTAGTCCCGCGCCATTCTTTTACTTTTAAATCTATGACGGCTTTTAATCTTTCTATTGAATAATCCTTTAAACGCGCTTTTATAAATTTCAAATTACTTTCAACAGGTTTAAATCGAGTTCCTGCTTTTTCGTTTAAATAAGTAATAATTGCCTCCGCCTGACATATATTATTATCATTATTATTATTTATATTATTATTATTGGGTAAAGTTTCTTTACTACCCCCCTGTAAAGTTTCTTTACTAGGTGGTAAAGTTTCTTTACTGGTGGTAAAATCATTTAACACTTCTATATTTACCTTGTATTCATTATGAACAACATCGTTTATTCTATTGCTCGTTTTTATTATCAAATTCATTTCTTGCAATTCGGCAAGTGCCTTATCGATTGTCGGTTTCGTTGCCCCTGTAAAATCGCATAGATATTGTCTGCTCCCTTTGAATGAACTTTCCCCGTCTTGTGAAAAGCCATAAATTATGGCATAGACATTAAGTGCTGTTCCTTTTAGTTTTAATCGATTCAACATCCACCCTGTTATTTGAAAGTAGTTATTGTCTAAAATCTTTGACATAGTTCGCACTCCTTTTTTTTGTTTTAAAAAAGCCCACAACTACTCGACCATATTGTGACTCTTGGGTCTTTCGTTGCAGGCTTTTG